CAACTCCATTGATGAGGCTCGTGCTGCATTCCTCGAAAAACTCGGAACCCGTCAAGTGGAACAACCCATCCGTTCTGCCGATGTCACTTCCAACGATGTCGGCCTTTCTCAGAAAGAGATCAAGCGCTTCAGCTTTGTCCGCGCTCTGAACTATCTGGCCAACCCCGGCGATCAATCTGCTCGTCGTGAAGCCGAGTTTGAGATTGAAGTCGGCAACGCTGCTTCTAAGCAGTACGAGCGTTCCTCCAACGGCATTGTGGTGCCTAACGAGGTGCTGCGTCGTGACTTGAACGTTGGTACTGCCACCGCTGGCGGTAACCTCGTTGACGATGTTCTGCTGTCTGGCAGCTTCATCGACCTGCTCCGCAACCGTCTTGCACTGGCTGACGCCGGCATGACCACTCTTAGCGGAATCAACGGCAACATCTCAATTCCGAAGCAGGGTTCGTCCGCAACCGCTTACTGGGTTGGTGAGGGTTCTTCTCCCACCGAGTCCCAGCAAACCATCGAGCAGATCAACCTCAGCCCCAAGACCTGTGGTGCTTTTGTTGACTACTCACGCAAGCTGCTGCTTCAGTCCAGCATCGACGTTGAGCAAATGGTCCGTGATGACCTGGCTCGCGTGCTGGCTCTTGAGCTGGATCGTGTTGGCCTGAATGGCTCTGGTTCTTCCAACCAGCCTCTCGGCATCATCAACACTACCGGCATCGGCACTCAGACCATCACCACCTTCGGAACCTTTGCCGAGTACATCGGCATGGAAACCGACGTGGCAGTGGCTAACGCTGACGCTGGCGCTCTGCGTTACATCATCAACGCATCTGCTCGCGGCGCTCTGAAGAGCACCGAGAAAGCCAGCAACACTGGCATGTTCGTCTACGAGAACGACGAAATCAACGGTTACCCCGTGACCGTCACCAACCAGCTCGCCAACAACGACGCTCTGTTCGGTGACTTCTCACAGCTGATCATGGCCATGTGGTCTGGTCTGGATCTGACCGTCGATCCTTATGCAGGTGCAACCGCTGGCACCGTCCGCATCATTGCTCTGCAAGATGTTGACTTCGCTGTCAAGCAGCCTGGCGCCTTCTGCTACGGCACCTGATCCAGGTGATTTGTCACATCGTTTCTGACTCATGAAGATTGAAATTCTGAGGGCAGTAATGATTTCCGGTGAGCCCGCTGCTGCGGGCTCCATTTTGGAAGTCGAGGACAGTGATGCCGTGACTCTTATGGGACTCGGCAAGGCTGTTGAGCACAAAGCAGAGGCTCCTGAGCCTGTTGCTGAGGAAAAGGCTCCTGAGCCTGCTCCTAAAAAGACCACCACTCGCAAGAGGACTAAGGAATCATGAGCATCGGCAACACTCGGCGGACTTTGACCGCCCTGTCGTTTGCGCCTAACGACGTTGTCACTGCCACTGGCAATGAAACAGGCGTTGACCTCCTCGATTATGAGGGTGACATCACCCTGATTCTCGATGCTGAGGCTGGCGGATCTGGCGTTACCTATGCCGTCAAGATCCAAGACTCTGCTGACAACAGCACTTTTGGTGATGTCAGCGGTGCTGCGTTTACGACCACCACTGCCAACACTGCTCTTGTCGAGAGCCTTGTTGTAAACACTGATGAGATCAAGCGCTATGCGCGTGCTGTCATCACTGTTGCTGGTGGCACTGGCGCTGGTGCCGTGAGCGTCGTCGGCCTGGGTCGTAAGAAGTACAACTGATCTTTGATCTGCCGCCCCCGCAATGCGGGGGCTTTTTCATATGGCACTTGATTTCCAAGAAGACCTCGACGCTTTCTTCGATACGCCGGGCTTCACGGTGCCAGTAGTTTTTGGTGCGACAACCGGAGTTGGATACTTTGAGTCGCCAAACGAGATCATTGCTGACGGAGTCGTGCTGACGACTGACTACGCAGTAGTGGTCAAGACTTCTGATTTCTCTGCAGTCACCAACGGGAGCGCGATGACTGTTGATGGTGTTGCTTATACGGTGCGAGAGCCGATGCTGTTGGACGACGGCAAGATAATGCGTGTGATGTTGATGAAGGACTAAGGCATGACAACTAAACGCGAAAGCATCCTTGCCGCCGTCAAGACGGCTCTTACAGGGACTGCTGGCGTAGGCACGCGCATTTATCGGAGTCGAGTCGATCCATTGAGCCGCGGTGAGTCACCTGCGCTGATCATCGAGCCTGTCAGTGACACTCCTGAGCAAAACACCAGCATGCCAACGCTGGATTGGACGTTGCGTATTCGGGTGGTGGTGATTGAGCGTTCGGACGTTCCAGATCAAGCCGCTGATGACACTATTGAAGACATGCACTCAAAGTTGATGGCAGATCTCACTTTGGGCGGACTGGCGATTGATATTCAGCCAGCACAGACAAGTTTTCAGTTGCTTGAAGCAGACCAACCTGCCGGGGTGATTTTTTGTGAATACGAAATTCGTTATCGCTCGCAAGTTGCTGATCTGACTCAATAGTCAGCCAGAGATACGCTGAACCTAACCATGTCCTCCACTTACCATGTTGGATGAACACAGTGGTCACGGCGGGAGTTACCTCCTTGATCCTGAAACAGGCGTGCGTACTCTGATCGAGCGGACGCTTCCACCACAACCATCACAGGGAACATCCGATGGCACTGCTACTACGCAAACGCCTGATCGTGATCGAGACGGAGTCAAGCTACGGGACGGATCCAACTCCGGACGGGGCAGACGCCGTTCTCGTAAGGGATCTGAGCATCACTCCACAGAGCAGTGATGTTGTTAGTCGCGACCTGATTCGCCCTTACCTTGGAGCTTCTCAGCAGCTCTTGGCTAACACTCGTGTTGAATGCACTTTCAGTGTTGAGCTTGCTGGTTCTGGAGCTGCAGGAACTGCTCCTCAGTACGGCAAGGCTCTGAAAGCTTGCGGGCTTGCTGAGACTGTGGTTGCCAATACCTCAGTCACTTATGACCCGGTCAGCTCCAGCTTCTCTTCAGTCACCATTCACTACAACATTGATGGTGTCCGTCACAAGATGACTGGCTGTCGCGGCAGCGTTGCGCTGACTGCAAATGTTGGTGAGATTCCTACTTTGGATTTCACTTTCACCGGCATTTACAACGCTCCTGACGACACGGCGATCTTGACGCCGACTTACGCCAACCAGGATGATCCGCTGCTGTTCAAGAACGGCAATACCAGCAGCTTCCAGCTGTTGTCTTATGCGGGTGCTCTTCAGAGCTTCACCTTCGATCTTGGCAACACAACCACTTATCGCGAGTTGGTTGGTGGCACCAAGGAAGTGTTGATCACTGACCGTGCGGCCTCTGGTTCAGTTTCTATTGAAGCTGTTGCTCTGGGCACGAAGGACTACTTCGCAGCTGCTGTTGACGATGACGCTGCTCTGGGCAACCTTCAGTTCACGCACGGCAGCACTGCAGGCAACATCGTTCAGTTCACCTCTAGCAAGGTGGATATCGGAGATGTCTCTTACGGTGATTCTGACGGCATTGCGATGCTCGAGATTCCCTACACCTGCATCCCTGACGCTGCAACTAACACTGAGTTCGACCTGATTTACACCTAAGATCTAGAAGAGCTGCGTCGACAGGGAGCCTTTGCGGGCTCCCTTTTTTTGTGTATGCTGAGCCGGCTTATCCAATTACCAAATGGCTTTTGTTCGTAAGAAGGTAAAAACCTTCAAGTGGCCTGTTGAAGTTAAAGAGCCCAGCGAGACGAAGCCTGGAAAATTTGATAGTCATGAGTTCACCGCTGTATTCAAGCGCGTGTCTCGATCGGTAATTACCGATATGGCCGATCAGGATGAGAACGAGCTGCTTGAGCTGATTCTGGCCGGATGGGAGGGCATCGAAGAAGAGGATGGCACTCCCATTGTGTTTGACAAGAAAACACTCAAAGAGTTTGCAGATGATCCGTATTGGATCAAGGCCGTGATCAACGCTTACACCAACACTTACAACGAGGCTGAGTCGGGAAACTGAGAGATGCCGCCATTTATTGGGCAACTGGCGGCAAGCGAGTAGAAGACAAGTCGCACGATGATGCTGCAGCCTTTGGGATGCAGCTGCCGAAAAAGAAGAAAGAGGAGCCAGAGAATTTTGAAGTCTGGGAGGAAAACTGGGAAGCAGTCACCATGTTCCTGCGAATGCAGACGCAGTGGACTACGTCTATGGCCGGCTATGTCGGCCTGAAATACGAGGTGCTGCTGGGTTCCGGCGGCTTATTTGACCTATACAATGTGAAAGATCGCCGCGACGTGCTGGAGCGCCTTCAAATCCTGGAGGCAACGGCCCTATCCGAACTGAGGAAACGCTCTGATGGCAAAGGCAATTGAGACGCTTTCCATCCAGCTCAAGTTCAAGGATGCCGGCAGCCAAGCTGTAATTGAGAAGCTAAAAGGCAGCCTGAAAAGGCTTGAGTTAGGGGCTTCTGGTGCAAAGCCTAGGATTGCGTCACTGCGAAAAGAAATACTTGCGCAAGGAAATGCGAGCGTAAAAAGCGTTGCAAACATACAAGCGCAAAGCACAGCTCTAAAAGCTTTGCGTGATGAGGCAAAGATTGGCAGTCGAGCCTTCAATCAACTCACAAAAGATATTGCCAAGCTCGACACCCAAATGGGCAAGAGTGGCAAGACGGCTCAAGGCCGCAGTGGCGGCGCCCGACAAGCAACTCAGATTGCAGGTGCTGTTATTTCAGGCGGCATTTTTGGTGGACCTGAAGGCGCTTTAGGTGCAGCTGGCGGCGCTGCTCTTGGAGGCGTTGAGGGCGCTTTTGCTGGTGCAGCTATTGGTGCTCAGGTTGGTGCTATTAGAGAAGCGTTAGGTGCAGCAGCTGAATACTCGGCAGAGATTGGCAAGCTAAGGATTGCGCTTGAAGGTGTTACTCGATCTGAGGACGGTGCATCAGCAAGCCAAGCCAATTTTGCTGAGGCATTAGACGCTGCTGCGCAATCAACTAGGGATTACAACGTTCCACAAGGCGCAGCAATTCGTGGCATCACGCGACTCACAGCGGCTGTCACGGGTGCTGGTGGTCCTGTTGCTGACGCAGCAACTACCTTCCAGAACGTCACCGCTGCGATTAAAGCCACTGGCGGCTCAACACAAGACGTGCAAGGTGCCATCACTGCGATGGTGCAGGTGTTCAGCAAGGGCAAGGTAAGCGCTGAAGAACTCTCAGGTCAGTTAGGTGAGCGCTTGCCTGGTGCCGTGACGTTGTTTGCTAAGGCGAACAAGATGACTCTTCCCGAGCTTCAGAAGAATTTGAAGGCTGGCACCGTTGGCCTTAATGAACTGATGAATTTCATTAGGGAGCTTGGGGAAGAGTTTGACGGAACAGCGAAGCAAATCGCGTCTTCAAACGAAGAGGCCGGCGCTCGCTTAACAGTTGCTTTTGACAATATGAGATTGGGCGTTGGTGACGCACTCAAAGATACTGGAGCTGAATTCCAAAATATATTTGGTGAATTCATTGAAGAAATTACACCTAAAGCAATTGCAGCGGCCGAAGGATTAGCCGAGGCCCTTGTGCCTGTTGCTAAGAATCTTGATGTCGTTCTTGCAACTCTTGCTGGGATGGCTGCAGGAGCTGTGATTGGCGCAGTTGTAAAAGGAATCTTGGCGTTTAAAGCTGCGGTAGCTGCGGCAGGTTCGGTAACAGCTGCCTTGACGGCGATAATGGCCGCAAATCCAATCTTCTTGGGCATTGCAGCTGTTGGAGGCATTGTTGCTGGTATTGTTGCAATCAACAAGGCAATTAATGGACAGGCTGATGCCCTAGAAAGAGTCAAAAAGGCTGGCGCCGCAAAAGGAGCAACTGGCAATGAAAAGGCTGAGGCAATTGCAGTAGTTAGGCAGCAAATTAGTGATCAAGAAAGAATTATTGCGAACAATGCAGAAGGCGGCGGCGCGAGGGCTAGTGCTGCAAACGCTAGAAGAAGGCAGGCTGCAGAGAGAGAGCTTGCAAGGTTAAAAGGGCAGCTTGCAGACATTACTCGTGCTCCAAAGAAAGACAAAGAAGGCAACATCTTCAAGTATGACCCGGTAGTAGACGAGGACGCTGACAGCGCTGATGGCGACAAGTCTTTGGCTCGCCGCATTCAGCAGGCGCAAAGACTTGAGCAGAGATCTGCAGCGCAGCTAAGAATTGGTCAAGCGCAAGGAGCCATTGGCCGCCTGCTAGCTCAGCAGGATAACCAGCGAGCGGCCTTGCAGGAAAGAATCAATGACCTTTTAAGCAAGGGGAAAGACGCAGAGGTCGTAAGAGCGACAAGTGCAGCAAAAACTTTGCAAAGTCAAGCGCTAGCCGCACAACTTCAAAGCAAAGTCACTGACTTAGCCAAAAAAGCACTGAAACCATTCAAGGACAGCTTGCAAGCAATAAAAGACAAGATTGCGGCTGACAAGAGATATGAAGAGCTAATCAAGAAAGGGATTAATCCTGAGCGAGCAAAAGAAATTGTCAAAATTGAGCAGCTCAAGAAGAAGAGTCTTGATCATTTGGATGTTTTGATTGATGGGCTTAGGGTGAGAGTTGCTGGCAAGGACGCTACGCAGGCTGAAATTGACTTGCTGGATGAACTAATCAAAAAGCGCAAAGAAGCTGAAGAAGTTGACCCAGAGCAAGTAACAACAGACCTTGACAAAGCAAAAACCGAGTTTGAACAGTTCCAAGAAGTCTTCAAAAAGGGCCTTGAGGACATGATGAATGTTGGCCCCAAACTGGCCAACGTTGCCTTAGAGGCAATTACTGGCGTTGCGGACGGTCTTGTGGACATGATTGCAACTGGCCAAGCGAACTTTAAAAAATTTGCAGCAGAAATTTTAAAAGATATTGCCAAGATCATGATGCGTGCTGCATTAGCTAATGCTATTAGCAGTATTTTTAAACCCAGCGCAGACGGCAATGTAATTCAAAGCGGTCAAATCAAGCCTTACGCCAAAGGTGGGATTGTCGCTGCGCCGACGTTGTTCCCAATGAAGGGCAACAATATTGGGGTTATGGGCGAGGCCGGACCAGAGGCGATTCTCCCTCTGCGTCGTGGTCCTGATGGAAGGCTTGGCGTTGAGAACACTGGTGCATCACGGATGAATGCCGCGATGTCTCGTTACTCACGAAACGGTGTTGCACCGGGCCAAATGACTGACGCCGATGGCATGCCTGCTGCTGGTGGAATGGGTGGCGGCAGCGCAGAGCTAGATGTGCGATACAACGTCGAGCGCATCAATAATGTTGACTATGTGACTGCTGCTGAGTTTGAGCAGGGCATGACACAGGCTGCCAAGCGTGGCGCAGAGCTTGGTCGACGTAATGTCTACAGTGACCTAGTCAATAAGCGCAGCATTCGCAGCAGGGTTGCATTATGACGATTCAAGCGATCACTACCTTTATAAGGATCTTCGACACCAACAACGTTCAGCGATACCTGTTTCAGAACAGCAAGACTGATGCCAATATTTCTTATCAGCCTGATGAGGCGAGTTGCTTTGATGGGAGCACTGCTTCGCTCTCATACCCATACCTGCCCTTTATTTACAACGGTGCTACCAAGAGCAACGCTGGCGACAACTTAGAAAGCTTCTTGACGCTTGCAGTCAATGAGCTGAGTCTGTCTCGCGCTCACGAGTTCGTGCAGAACTCCTACAGCATTGAGGTGTTCACGGTCTTGATGGATGCCGGAACTTTTGCTGCCAACAGAACATTGACTGTTGAGTGCTGGATGGTTTCAGGAATGACTTATGACGTAGAAGGTGTGCAGCTGCGCTTGAGCACCGCTATTGATGCAATTGCATCAGTTACACCTAATAAGGTCTTAAGGACTGAAATGGTTGGAGCCTTGCCGGTGTCCTCTCGGATCAGCAACGCTTGATTGAGCCCTATCAGCTCATCGGAATGCCTTACAGGCTTGGAGCGGTGCCTGAAAAGCACGGTGCTGCCGATTGCCTCACTCTGGCTAAAGCAGTGCTGCACTGGCATGGCATCAGTTCTCCCGAACCAACAAGGACTTGGTATCGACGGTTGCGTCTAAAGGACTATTCGATTTTTGAGGAGCAGCTTGAGCTATGGGGCGTCAAGACGGATGCCGCTAAAGTGGGCACAGTCGGGTTAATCCATTGCCTTGATGGCAGTTATGGGTTGGCTTCTTTCTATGAAGGCGGATGGCTGCAATTCAAGGACCATCGGGTGACATGGATCCCCTGCAGCGCTCTTACTCCCGTCGCTCTCTACTGCCGGTAGAGCAGCAAATCATCGATGCGCTTGGTATCACGGTTGAAGAATATTGGGGTTTTTGCCGTCTAGCGGATCAAAAGGCTAAAGAGCGTGGCTCTGAGTATGACTACATTCCTGACGTTGTAGCTGGCGCTGCTGCTGTACCAATTTTAAAGCAGATAGCAGTCAGCCTGTTGTTTGCAGCGGCTGCTTATCTGCTTACACCAAAACCAGAAGAGCCCAAAGGCGGCGGTGATCCAATCCAAACTGCTGATGTTCGGGGACAAACAAAGTTTGCTGAACTTTTCGGCTTTGACAGCTTTCAAGACCTAGCGACCTTAGGCACAATCATCCCTCTTGTTTTCACGAAAAGAGTTGACAGTAGATTGCAAACAGAATATCGCGGCGGCCAAGAGGTCCCAAAGCAATTTGGTGGTGTTCGAGTCAAGGCACTAATGCTTTGGTCTCAGCTGCTGAGCAAAGGCTCGCACCAAGAATTGAAAATGCTGGCAACACTGGGTTTATCTGAGCTGTTTGCGGTTCCTGATCCAGAGGGTATCGCCGTAGGAGAGCAACTTCTGAGGAATTATCAGGACACCCGATACGAAGCATATTTTAAAAATAGCCCAGCAATTGGCTTTTCAGAAGACCAGTATCGGGTCAACACAAGCAATTCTTTTGATGGGAGCTTAGAGTCTATTGACCCGTCTAAAAGTGCAGACGTTTTTGAGGCAAAAGACAAGCAAAGCAATACATTCAAGAAAATGTTTTCCGGGTCAAGGACACCTACTTCTCAAAGAAGCTTTGGCTGCCATTCGCCAATATCAAATGGAGTGGAGTATTTCTTGCCTTACGAGATCGTTCAGGTTTTCGACAACAAAGAGTCTCTAAGGCAGAAGCGTTTAAAAATTAATGGTCCAAACGGCAATGGTCACTCTCGGCCTTACCTGGCTCGCCAAGGGATGGAAGAGCTAAATGGCGTCGTTCCTAATCCCCGCCAAGCAGATATTGCGGTAGGTCAAACGCTGACATTCAAGCTGTCAGCTACTCGTGAGGACCCAGAAGGGTTCCCTCCCCATGGCTTGCAAGACGTAAATACTGCCATCAATCAACGAGCATCCCAAGCAGATGCGCTTATAAATATTGGCGATTTGTACATGTTTGGGAGTTCCATAATTCAATGCACTTCCAAAAGAAATGAGCCTCTTGGTAGAGACCCGGAAGCAAGAGAGTACAGTTTTAAATGCACTGAGGCGGGATTCGGCTACTTTGTCAGGGCTGAAGATGAACAAAATAGTCACTTTGGCCAGCAACTGCAGCGCATTGACATTGGTTCTGTCACCAATAATCGTGAGTGTCATCAGACAGAGATTGGCATTAAGAGTGTTGTATTCAAGCGTGTTGACAGCTTTTCTAACGTCAATTCTCAGCCGGAAAACGTTATCCTTGAGTCCTACGAAGAAGATAACCAGTCGTTTGCGTTGGGCCGAGTCTCTACCTTCCAAACGCGCTATAGCTTTTTCAAGCTTGAGGCCAAGCGCTTAGGTGTAGGTGGCGACTCTGGCTTTGTAGATATTCTTGACGGCAGAATTTTTGCTGTTAAAGGAAACACCTCGCAGCCTCAATACAACACCATCACGATTAATCATGACGAGGGGCAGTACGAATTTAGATTCGTCCCTGTGTCTGGAAGCACGGCGCAACACAACCATATTGGGATAGGAGCAGAAAGAGTTTTGCTTTTAACTGGGCAGTTTGACACCAGCAGTAGATTCACAACAGAAAGATTTGGTATCAGCTACACAGGAATTGCAGCTCAAATTACAGACAAAGATGCGTCAAATCCTGAGTTCGAGTTTTTGTTAGTTAACGACAATACTCAGATTGGTGGTGTTTCAAAGTTTAACAAGTATGAGGAGGGTGATCTTCCTGAAAGCGCGAGCTGGAAGCAGGTAAGCCACTTGGCTGCTGACTATCAGGATGATGGAGATGAGTTGATTTATGGCGTGCTTATAGATGCAAATACTGGCGAGGTGTTGGAGGCCAAGTGGGACAGGGGCGATGTCATACAAAAACTTGGAGCCGAATATCAATACTCCCCGCTACTAATTAGGAATGTGACAGGCAGAAGGGGATGGGTGCCCACAGAAAGCAGGCAAGTTTTGCGGACTTCAGGCCCTAACGGGACTGATTCATATATTCAGACGAATTCAGCAGGTGAAATGATAAATGTGTATTTTGACGGAGTACAAAAAGCAAGTGCGCTAAATCCTGGCCTGTATGAAGCGCCAGACGATACAAATCTTTCTGCTCAATACAAGATCCTGCCTGGGTCTCAGGCTGAAAGAGATGTCATCCCTGGTTTTACCCAGGTCACTGAGGATAATATTTTCCAGGACTCAGTGTTTGACCCTGTCAACAACAGGCCAGCTTATTTTGGCGTCTGGGAGAGTGTAACTGGCATCCGAAATGGATTTTGGAACGGACTCCTTAGGGACGATGTCAAGCTTGCTGTTGATGAGTCGCAGGCTGGCTTTCAATATATTCGCGGCACGTTGCAGCGAACTGAGTCTGATGGCACAAGGGTGTATGCAATAACAAGAGTATTCAGGACTGTTGACGAGCAAGGTGGATATTACTGGCCGGTGGAAAAGGGTGGTTACACCGAAATTCTTTCTCCGGATAAGAAGTTGTATGCGATTGCAGAATATGAATTCAGTATTGATGAGGCTGATCTAAAATATGCAGCAGCTACTTACAATCAACATAGAACCAACTCTGAGCTAGGGACTGGCCTGAAAATTACAGCCACTTCAGTGGTTGACCAGCATTGGACCTGGGGCATTGTTGATCCTGGAGTTGGATACAGAGTTGGAGACAAAGTTGTCTTTCAATTGCCAGACGATACTCAACAAAGAAACTCGTTCTACGAGCTGGAAATAACAGTCACTGAGATTGAAAAAGCAAGCATTGACGAGCTTAAAACTTTAAATTTCTATGATGCGATTGCTGATTATCCTAAATATGATCAAGAAAAAACTAGTCATCAGGATGGCCCAGAACATCAAATCTCGTTTGTCAACGAGTTGATTCGTCCTGAGGTTGAAAATACCCCTAAATATCAAGATCTTTCTTTGCTTGGCCTTCGCTTGCTTGCAGGTAAAGATTGGACTTCTCTTGGCCAGTTGAGTGCTTATGTAAAACAAGGAATCAAGGTTGAAAGACTGATTACAGACTCCGGAGAGCCAGCTAGCGCGGGCGCAACAGGCCCAACCAACAACTTCGCTGAGGTCGTATATAACTTGTTAACCAGTGATCGCATTGGCGTTGGCAGCAGAATTCCAAGCACGATTGTCGATCGGGATTCAATGGTTGAGGCGGCAAGGTTCTGCTACGCCAATGAATTGACTTTTGATGGTGTTCTTGAGGATCGCACTAATCTGCGTGAATTTATTTTCAACACTGCTGCCTTGAACTTTCTTGACTTCAGCATTAAGGGTGGTCGTTTCGCCTTGAAACCATCGCTGCCTTATAAGGCAAAGGCAAAGAAAGAGTCCAGTCCTGGCTTAACTCCTGGGATTGAAGATTATTTGATTGATACTGCTCATTCGTTCTTGACTGGTTCCAGTGAGGTCAAGGCACTGTTCACTGATGGCAACATGAAAGACATGCAACTAACGTTCTTGCCGAGAGAAGAACGGCAGCTTTTCAAGGCAACAATTACATATCGAGATGAGTCTGTTGAGAACGGTTTCTCTTCCCAGCAAAGCATTCAAGTTCGATTCTCGGATGCTGAGGGAGGCTCAGAAGCTGATCCAGAAGAGTCTATCGACATGACTCAATTCTGTACCAATCGGACTCATGCAGAGCTGGTCGGCAAGTATCGATTATTGCTGAGAAAGCATATTGATCACACGATCAGCTTTAAAACGACGCCAAGCTCTGCCCTTGAGCTTGAAGCTGGCGATTACATCAAGGTGATTTCAATCTCTACACACACCAGTCGTTTTTATAACGGAAGCATTGACGGTGAGGGCAACATCACAGCTACATCTGACTTGGTTAGCGCAGACGGTTACGACATTTTTTATTGGCGGCCCGGCGCAAGCGATGTTTTGTCTGGTTCAATGTCAGTAGCTTCAATGAAAACCAGCGATTCTCAGTATTTTGATTCAATTTTTACGCTTAAAATCAAAGAAGAGCCAAAGCGTATCTACAGGATCGACAGTTTGACCATTGATGAGGACGGCTACGTCGACATCAGTGCAACCCACCAGCCCTTGGATGATCGCGGTGCGCTGGCTACACTGGGGATCAACAAAGGGTTGTTCAAGGTAACGAGCTGATGCCTGAGGTTGACTTCCCTGCGTTGGTTCCTTCGAGTCGCTCTTACCAGCCAGGCGTTTTTCCTGAGACGAAGTTTGAGGCTCAAAACGGTGCTGTGGTCCGAGTCCGCTACGGCAACCAAAGGACGAACAGTCGTTTGACCCTGACTTTCTCAAACATCACAGACGACAAGGCTGATTCAGTGCTGGAAAACTACGTCAACGTGACCAAGGCTGGTGATTATGTCGTGTTTACGGCGAGCAATGTCGCTAGGACGACAACAAGTGGAGAGCCTGGGGTCTTAACGCCTTGGTTCAGCGAAACAAACAGCGCATTGAAGTGGAAATACGCATCTCCTCCGTCAGTTCAAAGCGTTAAGCCAGGTTTGAGTACAGTGAGTTGTGAGTTCGTAGGTGAGCTTGAGGGCATCTGATTATGGCTAAGTACTACGCGGGTCAAGATGGCAGCCTTGAGCTTGGTGGCGTTGCTGTCGCAAAGGTTGTTCAGTGGGCATTCAGCGCAAACACAGAGGCGCTTGAAGTCACTGTTCTCAGTGAAAACGCACGGACTTTCACGACAGGAATGCGATCGGCGAGTGGCTCTTGCACTGTGTTGTATTACGAGGATGCTCCTGTCAACTTAATAAATCAAGTCAATCAAGACACTGCAGCCGATGCGTCTATCGGCTCAACCGCTCTATTGAAATTAAACTTCGGCAATAACTTTTTTGAGTTCAATGCTGTTCTTACCAGTGCAGAGCTTTCATGTGTTGTCGGAGAAGTTATGCGCGTCAATGTTGCATTCACCATGAGTGGTGATCTCGTGAACAAAAAACTAAAACCGCCGTACTAGCAATGACAGTTTTTTTAGGCAATAACGGTCGCATCAGGCTCCGTCGCAGCACGCCGGAACGCACGTTCACTGGCACTGTTGTGAAGGGTGACATCAACGTCAGCAAAAAACGTTGGAGTTTTGATTTCCCACAGGAGATGCTGCTGACGGGTGATCGTCTGCAGATTAAAAGCACAGGTGCCTCTGCCGGTCAGAATCTAGAGTTCATTGCCGCATCCGGCTGGGACGGTGGCAGTCAATTGCCTGATGGAGCTTGGTTTATCAACGTTGACGAGCTAGGTGGAATTTGTCTGTATGACACGTTTGCCAATGCGTTGAACGGTCAAAGCACAGGCAAGATTGCTTTGGCTGCAGTCTCAGATGGATATTCAGTTGACATTGAAGTTAGAAGCGTTCAGGCCGAGTACAACATCCTTGGTTTAGTTAGATCTTTTGAACTGAATAACGACCGAGAAGTTGTCGATGTAACTGTTCTTAGCGACGAGTTTCGCAAGAACGAAAGCGGTTTAATCAGCGGGAGTGGAAGTGTAAGTTGTGAATTTCATTACGACCCTGACGCAGCAGGCGAATCGGTAGACACTGATGTTCCCAGCTACTTGCACGAGTTGATTTTGCGGCAGAAGCTAGGCGCTGAATTTGACGCCGAGCTTTACATCGTTGATCAAGGTCAAAACGCAGAATCAACGAATGACTTCTTTTATTTTGAGTTCAAAGGCATCGTTACTAATGCTGCGATTAACCTTGGCGTGGGTCAGTTGACTGTTTCTAATTTCAACTTTGTCACCACAGGTCCCATCTCACCCAGGCTTGGCCTTGGTGTAATCACCAACTATGTCCTGAAAGAGGACACCGACAAGATCCTGCTTGAGCAGCCTGGCGGCGGTAAGCTGGAACTTGAAACTGACTAAACCCGCAGGGGGACTTGGGCAATGGCAGATCTCAAGATATCCGCCCTAAACGAACTGGCTGAAGCTGACGTAGCTTCAACTGATGTTCTGCCCATTGCGGACGTAAGCGCAAGCGAGACCAAGAAGGTCACCGTCAAATCGCTGGTTGAGCAGGGTGTTGACTTAATTGATGATGCCAGCATCCCGGCAGCCAAGCTTGCGTCTATAAGTCCGAGTTCATTAGGCAGTAGTACAGGAGCAAAGGAGTTCATTGCTGGCCCGACTGGTGCCGGTGGCAGTTACACCTCTCGTGTCATTGCCTCTACTGACCTTCCAGCCGGTACGGCCTCTGCGATTGGCGGAGCAGCAGCTGGCAATGGCCTGACTTCTACTTCAGGCACCTTTTCAGTTAATGCAGCTTCGACCACTGCTCTTGGCGGCATCAGCGTTCCAAGCGCTTCTGGACTGAACGTTGATGGTAGTGGTGTCATTTCTCACCAGTCCAGTGTCACTGGTCAGACCAAAAATGGCTTCACAGTCAATGCTTCTGGCCATATCACCGCAGTTGGCAGCATTGCAGCAAGTGACCTGCCAAAGGCCACGACATCTGTTGTTGGTGGCGTTTCTGTTGGCAGCGGTCTCAGCGTTACTTCTGGTGGTCAGCTGAATCACACCGACAGCATTACGGCTGGAACGACTAGCGGGATCACATTTAACGCTCAGGGTCACATCACAGCAGCAACAGCTCTTGCTGGCACTGACCTGCCTGCAAGCACAACCAGCGCAAAAGGTGGCGTTTCTGTGCCTTCGGGTGCTTTGTCTGTTAGTGGCACTGGAGCCCTGACACACGATGTTTCAGGCGTGGTCGCTGGAACTTATCCCAAGGTCACTGTTGACACTCGTGGTCACGTCACTTCTGGTACAACGCTGTCAGCTTCTGACATCCCAGACATCAGCGCAGCCAAGCTGACTTCGGGAACTATTGGAACATCAATCATCGCGAACGATGCGGTGACAGGTGGGAAACTCGCGGACTCTTCAACTGTCCGTTTTGCAGGCGCACCAGATACGGCAGGTGTCGTCAACTTTGGAACTGCAGAGTTCCAGGGTCAGTTCCTATATGACGAGTATCACGATGACTTGTACCTCTGGACGGGGAACAGCTTCAAGTCAATCGACATTGTTAGTGGCGAGATCGTGCTCGCTGGAACGTATGACGCCAGCACAAACCTCGTTGCATCTGTAACGCCAAAGGGAACATCCATCGGTTTGACGGTTGGTCAGCCACTGATCGCACCAGCTGCATCCAACTCCAATCACTACTTGACCGTTAGCCAGTCGGGTACTGGATCGGGCAACGCGCCAGCTGTTGCTTTGGCTCCGCCTGACTTCTTGCTGTCTACTGGCACAGCTTGGGAAGTTCTTGACCTGTCAACGGCGTTGGCGGCTACAGCTGCAAATAACGTCAGCTTTGCCCCTGCAGGCAGCATCTCGTCGAGCAACGTTCAAGCTGCGATTCAAGAGCTTGACACTGAAAAAGCATCGTTGTCCGGCCCAACGTTCACTGGAACGACAACGTTTAGCGGAAATATCCATCTTGGATCTTCTGCCACTCTTTCATTTGAAGGTAGTTCGGCTGATGACTACGAACTGAGCTTCGCCTTTGTCAATCCTACGGCCGATCGCACGATCACATTCCCCGATATTTCTGGCACCCTGGTCACCTCAGGCGATACCGGAACAGTCACCAACGGGATGTTGGCTGGCAGCATTGCGCTGACCAAGCTTGCAAACCTGACTGCCGGTCAGATGATTGTCGGCAACACCAGCAACGTGCCAACAGCAGTTGCGATGTCTGGTGATGCGACTTTGTCAAACACTGGTGCGTTGACTATTGCTAACGCTGCGGTCACCTCAGCGAAGATGTCAACTACGGGTGTCGCCGCAGGCAACTACACGCTCAGCAGCATTACTGTTGACGCTCAAGGTCGAATTACTGCAGCTTCAAGTGGCACAGCTGCTGATGCAGACAAAATCACTGAAGGCAATAGTGAAGCCGAGGTTGTTGATACAGGGTCTAACGGTCATTTCAAAATCACAACCGAGGGTAGTGAGCGTTTCCGTGTTGGCCCAGCTGGGCAGGTGGGCATCGCTGGAGCGAACTACGGCACTAGCGGGCAAGTTCTCACAAGTGGTGGAGCTTCTGGAACGATTGCTTGGGCGAATGCTGCCGCTGGAGCGACTGGTGGTGGCAGTGATGAGTGGGCCTATGAACACGACAACACGATTACGACCAGCTACACCATCGGTACTGGCAAAAACGTGATTTCTGCGGGACCGTTAACTGTAAATGCCGCTGCTACAGTTACGGTGCCGAGCGGTAGTTTCTGGGTCATCAGCTGATGGGAGTTCGACTTAACGGCCAAACAAACGGTTATGTAGAGCTGGACGCCCCAGCGACTGCAGGCAATAACACCCTGAAGTTTCCCAACGGGAATGGGTCAAGTGGTCAAGTAATGACTACTGACGGCAGCGGGAATTTATCTTTTGCCGCTCCACAACTTTCGGCAGATACAACGCCTCAGCTGGGCGGCGACCTAGATATGAACTCCAATTTCATTTCTAGTGGAATTCTTGGAGTTAAGAACTCTGGTGCGCAGTCAGAGGTTCGCCTGTACTGCGAAGTTAGCAATGCTCATTACGCAGCAATTAAAGCTCCAGCGCACAGCAACTTCAGCGGCAACATCACGTTTACGATGCCTGCCACTGCAGGTTCAGCAAACCAAGTCTTAAAAACAGATGGCACTGGTGTCACTGATTGGACATCTGCTTTTAGCCCAACGTCAATAACTATTGACGGGCCTTACAAGCAAGTTGCTGAGGCTGTTAGTGCGCTGGAGATTAATCTCTCCACCGGCAACTATTTCACCAAGACCATCAACGGTAACTCGACGTTTACGTTCACCCAACCGCCAGCCTCTGGAACGGTTGGCAGCTTTGTACTTGAGCTGACGCATACGTCTGGAACGGTGACATGGCCTTCAAGCGTCAAGTTTCCTGCTGACACCGCGCCAACTTTGACCACGGGTAAAACTCATCTATTCTTCTTTGTGACTGATGATGGCGGCACGCGGTATCGCGGTGCGTCACTCGTCGATTACGTCAACTGAGGAAGCATGGATCCGGTAACTGCAAAGCTGATGTCCGCTGCTGGAGCGGCGGCTGATCCTGTTTACGTTGACGACGTATTTTCGACGTTTCTGTATGACGGCACTGGGGCTGATCAGACCATTACAAATGGCATTGACTTGTCTGGCGAGGGTGGAATGGTATGGATAAAAAACAGAGACAATGCAAATGATGATCACTACGTTTTTGACACTGAGCGTGGGGCAACTAAATATATTTTTACCAATTCAGATCAGCAAGAATATGACATTTCTACTACATTAAAATCTTTTACTTCTACTGGTTTTACCTTAGGCTTGTATGACGGCGTAAATAGAAATAACACAGATATTTGCTCCTGGGCGTTCCGCAAGTGCCCTGGATTTTTTGATGTTGTTACTTATACGGGAAATGGTAGTGCTAGCGGACAAACAATCTCTCATAACCTAGGAAGCGCACCAGGCTCAATTTGGATTAAAAGAACAAGCGCTGCTGAAGATTGGTGCGTATATCATCGGTCTGTGGGGACTGCCGGACATGTCAGGCTCAACAAAACCACTAACTACACTACTAACCAAAAGTTTGCAAATGTAACGTCTACAAGTTTTGACATTGTCGATGCCGATGTAATGATCAATGGCAACGGCGATTCTTACGTTGCCTACATCTTTGCCCACGACGATCAATCGTTTGGCGACGGCGGCAACGAAGCGATTATTAAATGTGGGAGTTTTAATTCAACCGGCGGTGTTGTTGACATCAATCTAGGGTTTGAGCCGCAATGGTTATTGATAAAAAGGTCAGACGCTAATAATTCTTGGATTATTGTTGACGAAATGCGCGGCAACCCAGTCGGGAGTGCCGCTGCGTATTTAGAGCCAAATGGATCTGGGGCGGAAAGCACAATTACCGGCTGGACAGTCCCCACACCTACGGGATTTACAAATAACTATCCGATCAGTGGTGGAACCTTTATCTACATCGCAATCCGCCGTCCCAACAAGCCGCCCAGTGCTGGAACGGATGTGCTTGCAATGGATACCCGTGGCTCGACTGGCGATGGGAATGAGCCAACTTATCGAAGCAGTTTTCCGGTTGATATGCAGTTCAACAGAAATGTAACTTATGCAGGCGGAAGTATGCAAATCTCTGCAAGGTTAACGCAAGGACTTCAGATGCATACCAACTTAACTGGCGCAGAATCTACAAACTCTGGGATGATGTTTGATTATAATAATGGCGTTCAAACCGATACTGGAACGGGGTCAAGTCAATACGCATGGATGTTTAAACGTGCGCCCGGTTTTTTTGATGTAGTTACTTACACGGGAGACGGTCAGTCAAACCGTCAAATTTCACATAACCTTGGCGCGGTTCCTCAGCTAATACTCGTTAAGCAACGAGATGCCACAAGATCTTGGGCTGTTTATTCTGCGCCTACAGGAACAGGCAAGTTCTTGAAACTAGATGGTAACGATGCTGCGATTACCCAGTCAGGCGTTTTTGATACAGCGCCAACAAGTTCTATTTTTACTGTCGAAACCAACACCTATGTAAATATAAGCGGCGGTGACTATATTGCTTACCTGTTTGGCAATGTGGATGGCATTTCAAAAGTTGGTAGCTATACCGGAACAGGGTCTGCGCGAAATCTTGACTTTGGTTTTACAGCAGGCGCAAGATTTTTTCTGTACAAAAGAACAGATGATTCTCAGAATTGGGTGCTTTTTGACACTGAACGGGGAATTACCGCCGGAACTGATTACGGAATACCGCTAAATGAAACTGATGCTCAATTTAGTGGCGACTATGTTGATCCCTATACTGCGGGCATATCCTTGACTGGAAGCGTTGCGAACAATAGCGGCGCGACGTTTATCTACCTCGCCATCGCCTAAACCCTGCCAGGCGAGTACACTTGATGTAACGGCCCCACTGCTAATCAACCGATGGCGTTTGGAACGGTAAAAGTTGACACGCTCACGAGCAGCACCCAAACGCTGACCGTAGACGATCTGGTTACCTTGGGGCTAAGCACAGCCAACTTTACGGGCACGCTCCAGAACGGCGGCTCTAACGTTGTTGTCGATAGCGACATCGGTTCAAGCGTCCAGGCATACGACGCTGACACCGCTAAGACTGACGTAGCGCAGACGTTTTCGGCGCAGCAGACGTTTGGCGAAATTAAGGAGACTGTCTTCACCCTTGGCACAAGCGGCAGCATTGCGCTTGACCCAGCCAATGGTTCAGTGCAGGTTTCAGTCCTGACCGGAAACCCTACGTTTACGGACTCGCTTGAGTCTGGCCAGTCAATCGTGCTGCACCTTGAAGCTGGTGCGTCAAACACCGTGACATGGCCAACGATTACTTGGACAACCGCCAGTGGCAATGCAGCTCCAACGTTGACTGCAAAAGACGTTTTGGTGTTTTGGAAGATTAGCTCTACCCTTTATGGTGCGTATGTCGGGAGCTACGCCTGATGCTTAGCCAGAAACTCGCTTTGGCCGCTGCGGGTAGTGCTGCAGGTGGCAATCTCTATGCTGACGACGTATTTAGCGTCACTCTTCGAGACGGCACTGGATCAACGGGAACTATTACAAATGGAATTGATCTAGCCGCTGAAGGCGGAATGATTTGGACAAAAAGACGAAATACTACGGACATGCACAGTTTATGTGATTCAGCGAGGGGGAAAACAGGAACCTACTATGATGAATTTGCGACTGACAGCAATTACGCTTCACAGACAGGTCGTACTTGGGGTGTTACCTCTTTTAATAGCAATGGATATAGCTTTGGTGGCACTGACAACCAATTTAACGGCACTGGAAGTAATTATGTAGACTGGGTATTTCGCAGGGCGCCTGGATTTTTTGATTGTGTAACTTATACAGGTGACGGGCAATCGGGGCGCACTGTTGCTCACAGCCTTGGAAGCGTTCCTGGCTGCATTGTTATCAAAAGAACTGACGCCTCAGACGGTTGGGCTGTTTACCATAAAAACACACAAGGTCTGTTTTCTGATCCAGCAAATAATTTGCTAACTGTTTGGAACAGCTCAGGCAACGCTACCGGAAGCATTGCTTACTGGAACGACACAACTCCTACAAGCAGTGTTTTTACTCTTGGCAATAACAGTATTGTTAACGGCAGTGGCATGAGTTATGTCGCTTATATTTTCGCGTCTGAATCGCCTGTGTTTGGCGAGAATGAAGACGAATCAATTATTAAGTGTGGGGGCTACACAGGCAACGGTACAAGCGGTTCTTCTGTTAACACTATCGACCTAGGTTTTGAACCACAGTGGTTAATGATTAAAAGGACAAATGGTACTGGAAACTGGCTAATGTTTGACACAATGAGAGGTTTTCATACTGTTGGTGTTCTGGATGAGTACCTCTACGCAAACAGCAATGCCGCAGGTGCTGAGCATCAATACGGAGGCCCTACGACAAGTGGTTTTCAGGTAGAAGGCACCGATGGTGATGCAAATGCAAACGGTGGTAAATACATTTACATTGCAATTCGCCGTTCCCACAAGCCACCTGCGGCTGCAACGGATGTATTTGCTATTGATACGAATGACGCCTCGTACAGCGCTAACACTCCTTCTTTTGTATCAAACTTTCCTGTTGATTTGCTGATAAGAAGAAATCAAGTAAACAATACAGACAGTCCCGAATTTGCAACAAGACTAACTAGAGAAATACAAAATATTACCACTTTGACCAGTAGGTCTGATGCTGGAAATACTGTTTTTGACTACAGCAATGGAGCGTATAACCTCAACTATGTAAGAGCAACTGACTATGCATGGATGTTTAAACGTGCGGCTAAATTTTTTGATGTTGTTCATTATACCGGCAATAGTGTGCAAGGGCGCAATATCGCGCACAACCTTGGCGTAGCGCCAGACCTAATGATTGTTAAAAACAGAGAAGCCGGTACTAATTTTCACACTTATGTAAGTGGCATTACCTATTTAAGTGTTTATGGATCTGATCCTGACAGCCTTGGAAATAATCCTGCAAGGCTTTATCTGGATGAGGATTCAGACGCTACATTTAGCGCAAGTGGCAGTTGGGACCACACACATCCAACAGCGACTCATTTCAGGGTTGGAGATACCGGTGGCACGAATGACAACAGTGCAAAGCTAGTTGCCTACCTTTTTGCCTCTCTTGATGGGATTTCAAAAATTGGCACCTATACCGGCACAGGTAGTACCCAAAATATTGACTGCGGATTTACGAATGGAGCAAGGTTTGTACTTATTAAACGTTGTGATGCCGCTGACAACTGGCACTTGTTTGATACAACACAAGGTATTAACAGCGGTGCCGACCCTTATTTACGTCTAGACTTGAGCGCCACTCAGATTACTAGTAATGATTTCATAGACCCATTAAACTCTGGATTTACACTTGCATCTGGTGATGCTGGGACCAATGGTTCCGGCGCTGTCTACATCTTTTTCGCCATCGCCTGACCATGGAAATCCGCAATCGCGCCACTGGTGCCATCGTCACCGACAGTCAGTTCCGTGCTGACAACCCTGGAACGTCGTTCCCTAAGCAGCTCACAGCCGACATCCTTGATGGGTTTGGCTATGACCCTGTGCTGAATGGACCTGCTGCAACAGTGTCTGGACCGTATGAAGTCAGCACTCGTGATGGTGTTGAGCTGATTAATGGTCAGTGGTTTACTCGATTCATTGTCGGCCCAGAGTTCACCGACAACGCGGAGGCAACTGCTGCTGAGCAAGAAGCCGCCTACCGCACCAAGATCGACAACCAAGTTGCTGCCAACGTTCGTGCAGAACGTAACCGCAAACTGGCTGCCTGTGACTGGACCGTTCTGACTGATAGCCCGTTGACGACGGCTAAGAAAACAGAGTGGAAAACCTATCGGACAGCATTGCGAGACATCAGTGCAGCAGAGGGTTTCCCCCATACGATGGAGTGGCCGACTGAGCCTTCCTGATGAAGCGTCCTGACCCAATGATCGCGGGCAAGCCTGGAGCGCAAGACGTACAGGCCATGGCGGCTAGGGCGCTGTGGCTTGAGGAATTGTTCTTCCTGGATGGCCGCGATCAGATCTCACATCCAATGCACGGTCTGTTTACTGGTTTGGCTTTGAAGTATCAGAACTTGGATTCAACTGACGGGATCTGATGGCGAAGTCACTTAGTGGGCAAAGTTTTGTCCAAGGTAAACCTAAGAAGACCAGACAAGGGAATGGACAACATTCACGCCCCAAAAGTGGGCGAAAGAAGTACCGTGGTCAGGGAAAACGCTAATTCTTCCAATGATCAAGCGTCTTGTTTTTGGTGCAGCCGCTGGGGCAGTTGCATTGGTTCCTTCCTCTGCACTCGCCAACGTCTACGTCAACCCTGAGTTCAACGGCGGTTCCTACGGCGACGACTATCTGGGTGGAACGCTCAATCTGGATGTCGGCTTTGAAGGTTCTTCCGGTGCCTACAGCTATTACATCCAGGGCGGCCCTGCGATTGTGATGCCCAACGGTGCTGAAAGCGAGCTTGAGTTTGCTGGCAAGTTTGGTGGTGCGATTCAAGCATCCGACAATGTGTCTGTCTACGGCGAGCTGAGCGGCATCACTGGTGATGAGCTTTCAGTTGGCACGAAGCTTGGCCTGAAGTACAGCTTCTGAGCTATAACTCAGTCGACTCTTCACACAGGTCAGCAGGAGGCTCCCGTTTGGGGGCCTTTTGTTTATCTATTTACCATGAGCACCAAACTCAACGGCAACAGATTTTCTCCGATGGGCAGTCGAGTCCCAACAGAACTGCTGCCAACTGCTATTCGCTATGAGCAGGCACGAGCAGTGTTGTTTGATCAGTTTGGGCAACACAGCAAAGCTAGGGAATGCGACAAATTGAAGCGCTATTACGAGCGACGTAGCATGGAGGAGTGCATTTAAGACCCATGCAAAAACTTTTTAATGTGATGTCCGTGGCGTCCTTTGTGATGTCAGCGGGCATGGTTGCTGGATCGGCGCTGCTCTACACCCGTATTCCTGCGCTAACCAGCAAGTACATCAGCGAGCTGAAGCTAGAGCTGACAGAAACGCTGACCAACATGTTGCCTGGTCAGGTCGACGACATCATGCCAGAGTTGCCAACCAGCACTGGACCGGCTGTGCCGTTCAAGCTGCCTTGACACAAGAAAACCCCCGGCGTCCCGGAGGTTCTCAAGGGCTGATCAGGCCAAACCCGATGATTATTCGGGGTGAGCAGCGCCGATTGTCTAGCAAAAGGACTCCCGCTCAACAACGCCGACGCTCTAGCAGAACAGAGGCTGATCTAACAGCTTGGGAACTAGGTCTAGCGATAGCCGCTCCGTAGAGCACTGAGTTCGTTACCGAGCCTGGCCAGTTACTCGATCCCTAATCCGAAGACCCCTTGGACATGTCATCCAAGGCTCAGATATGCCTTTTATAGCACGGACAAAATCATGTCACCATCTTGGTGTTGGCGGTTGGATCGTCGTCATGAGCTTCAGGCCCGAAACCTTCAGCCTTGATTTTTGCCATATCAAGTTCTGGCGCGGGTGTCTCAGCTTTCTGCTCAAACGACGCAAGCCATTCGCGTAAGGCATCACCAGTTGGCGTACCTTTGGGCCATTTGACCCATTTGAGGATCGCTTTTGGGTCGGTAAACGGCCTGGCAGATTTGCCGCACAATACGGTGTAAACAACAGGCGGCCCTTCGCGTCTGCGGTTACGTTCAATCCAGAGCTGACCTGCTGTAAACCGTTCTGACTTCATGCCGGAGATTCCTGAGATCCAACAACGGACAGTCTCCGTACCAGAGATTCCGTCGTGGCAAATAATGCCACCACAGAGTATTCCAAGTGCGCCACCAGTCACGCTGCTTCTCGGTTTTCCTGTCGCAGAGATACCGGGCTGTGTAGAGACACGCGATTCGCAACCAGGCAATGCCGATGCTTATGACACTGACCCACGAGGCAATTTCGTGGTGTGTGGCGGCAACATGCCTTCGTTCAACGCACCAAGCATCACAGCAGGCACAGCAATCAAAGGGACACCACCAGCACCAAAGATTGACCCTGATGTCATAAAAGAGCCGGGTGTCTCACGTCCGGCTCAAGCAGCTCTCCCGAATGCGTCAGGTGTGAGTCCCGACGTTCCAAACTTGCCAAAAGATCCACCCTGTCCACCTTTTGGAGCGAAAGAAATCGGATCGTTTAACAAATTAGGGACAAAGGTACTTGCGGGATATGAGCTGCAGGATGGCAAGTGCGTGAAGCTTTGGGATCCCGTGCCCGTTGGACAAGTGCTGAACAACTACATTCCTGACGCTGCACCAACGGTTTCGATTGCAATGACAGCTGCATTTGCGACGACTGCCGCAATCTTTGCCAAGCCAGTCGCGTCAATCCTGCAGAAGATCGCCAAGCCTTTGACGAAGAAGGTGGTGAAGAAGATCAATCAGAAGCTTGGCCGTAAGGAGAAACTGGAATCCTTACAGCAGCGGAGGGCTTCGCAGCGTCACCGGAATCAAGCCATTCGCGATCTGAGGCGGGCTTTGGGAAAGTGATTGGGTGCTTGTGGGGCGGCAGGACTCCAGGCGGATTAGTCAGTGATACGTCTTTGCAGATCTGGGCGTAAACACCACGCACGATGATGCCATCTTTCAACAGGTCAGCGCAGTTCTTGATCCGCTTGATCTCGTAGATGAGCCTTTGCTCGGCAATCTTGGTATCAAGCAGTGCTACTTGTTTCTCTGCTGCTGCACGGCAAGTTCTGACGTGGTGTCGATCTAGTGGAACGGAAATCGTTGCTGTAATGCCGCCATTGATCGAGAAGTTATCTTTTTGACCTGTGCGAACAGGTTGATAGAAGAGGACAGAACCCGGATTATCGGGGTTGCCATCGGGGATGGGGTTGCCTTCCGAATCAAACGCGCCAGTGATATCGAGATTGTCGTAGACCGGCTCGTTGTAGTGCGACTCATACGGCCTAGCCCAGCTAGTTGTTGTACTGAAGAAGGGATTGATGTTTAGCGTTGCACCTTGGCAGCTAATCCCTCCACCGTAAGTATTAGTAAATTGACGGCTCGGAACCACCTGCACAGCTTGATTGGTCACCGAACCAGAGCTGTTGGCTACTGGTGCAGCGGTGCTTGAAACTTGGGCTTGAGCTGGAGCAGAAAGTAGCAGTAATGCTGCGACGACTCGCTTCATTGGGTAAAGGTACTTGTGGTCTCAGTGATGGACTCGATGTCAGTTTCGCGGTTGATAATTGTGTGGTTAACGAGGCCAGGTCCGTTTAAAGTTTCTACCAGCTGGAAAGAACCACCTTCCTCAACAATGCTCCAGGAAGGTTTAGACGCTGGATCGAGACCGCGCCAAACACTAGAGACACCGTTGAGATTGTTGGTGGTTGTGGTCAGACCCATTGGAGCGATGGATGTGTCTGGCTTGATATTGGTGCCAGACACGCTTAGCTCATAGCCAGTGCGGTACTCATAAGAGTTGATGACCTCATTGACCTTGGTCTTTGTCGTTGTTGTGGACTTAAGGGTGCCTTGTTGGAAGTTAGGCACCACAGGAATCGCCGCAGCTGGGGCGGCGATCAACAACAACAGCAATACGATCATTTGATTGTGATCTCTGTAGTGAGTTGACCGATTGCCAAGGTGTTAGCTCCACCGGCTGTGATGGTCATGGTTCCATCTGAGGCGATGGTGCCTGCTAGGTCGCCTGCCACGCCATGTGCAGTACTGACAATGCTGCCAAAATTAGCGGCAGCACCAGTCGTCACGGCTGATGTCGGGACAGCATCACCTTGCGTGTAGCTCTGGCTAAACGAGAAGGCTTCGCCTGGGGTGTCCTGCGTGGCTGCAATCGTCCCCGGTGCGTAGATGCCAGAAGTGATGGTCCCGGCTGAAATGGTGTTTGCTGTGGTGCCGTCGGTCGTATCCACACCGCTGCCGCTGATCGCAAAGGAAGAACCAATTCGATCTGCGCTGGTCACCGCACCACCAACCTGCAGTGAAATTGAAGACATAATTTTGTGGGTCATATCAGCTTTGGCTGGCATTGCAGCCGCTAATGTGATGCCCAATACCAAAAGTGTTCGCTTCATTTGGTGGCTGAAGTGGTGGTTTTGCTTTCAAGGCTAACGCTCTTCTCCTCTTTCTTCTTCTGGCCGTTACGGCCTACCGATAAGCCGTAGCTTGCTGCCGTTGAACTCAGCAAACTCGCGCTGAAAGTCACGTCTATTGACTGCTTAAAAATGCCCAAATAATTAGCAGTAATCACGCCCATCGCCCAAATCATGATCGTCAGGCGGACAAAGTCGCCTAACCAGCTATTGCTGTGGTCTTCTTGCTCTTGGCCTTGCGCTTCCTTGCTTTCTGCCATGATGGTTTGACGCTAGAGGTCGAATGGTGGTTGAAGTCTGGGCTGCTGTGGCTGGAGCGTCTGTGGGCGTGGCGTCTGCAGGATTGACGGGCATGAGCCGTCAAAACCAGCAGGGCCGTGACTCCCTGATACGGCTTACGACCGCTGTCGACAACTTAGCCAGCCGACTTGATGTGCTCCACGCAGACATCAGGACTCGCGATCAAGAGATTTTTGCGCGACTGGCGAATCTGGAGCAGTCAGTGGCGCGATTGGAAGGACATAGCAATAGGAACTAAGGTATTGATGCTGTTGAAAACAGTCTGATGCTTTTAATCCTCAAGCCAATCTTGATGACCGCATGGAAATCACGGTCATTCAAAGAGTTGATCGTGGCGATGCTGGAAAAAATCGTCGCAAGGACTGACAACGACCTTGATGACCTGGCGGTCAAGCATGTGCGCGAGATGCTGTTGCCTGACACAAGAGTTGACCACTAGGTCGTGTCCGGCATCATCCAACTGACCCTGCTGTTTATGGCCATGGGCCTTGCTCTGTTGCCGTTCTTCCAGTTTTTCCGTGGTACGCCCCATCAGCTGGCTGCAATTAAACAGCTTGAGGAGTCAGTGCCAAAGGGACTACTGGAGGAAGACACAGACTGGTTCCAAGCTTGGAAGGAGAGCGGCTATGACCAGCAGATCTATATGCCCTACTTCAAGCAACTCGATAACAAGTCAGGCACTGGCTATCGGGAATGCTTCAGCTCAGCCGCAGCCATGGTGGCTGCCTATTACAAGAAAGTTGAAACAGATGATGAGTACAACAAGATCCGCGCCAAGTACGGAGACACCACGTCCGTAGAGGCTCAACTGGCAGCATTACGCAGCCTTGGCTTGCACGCTGAGTTTCGAGAGGACGGTGATGCTGCTTTAGTTGAGCATGAGGTTGAGCACGGCAGGCCAGTCATCGTTGGCTGGCTTCATGCCGGAAACATGCTGCTTGGTGAGCCTCCTATGTGTAATGGCTTGGGATGCGGGCACTATTCCGTGATTAGCGGATATGCAGGCAAGAACAGCAGCGACCCTGAGTGGATCATGCAAGACCCACGCGGCTATCCCGAAATGGAAAAGGGAGGCCACAGCAACCCGCACTTGGGACGGAATGTGCGAGTGAGGCAGGCTGCGTTCCATCAGCGGTGGCAAGCTGATGGCCCTAAGACTGGCTGGGTGATTTTGGTCCGTGAGTGAGTTGTATACGGCTTGGGCTTTCATCAGCGCTTTTTGGACGACTGTGGTTGTGCAGTGCGCCAAGCCTGTTAACTGGGATCAATGCTCACAAGTCAATGATTGGCTAGTGCCGTGGGTGCGTGATGTGGTCGAAATGCATGAAAAAGGCCCTTATTACAACGAAAAGACCCTGTTGAAAGAACCTAAGTAGACTTGCGCTTTGCGTTGCTCGAATGGCGGTTCTGTGTGACTGGGAAATCCAAGCTCGTTGCCGCAAAGGCGACATGGTCGTTCCCTTCAACCCAGAGCTGTTAAATCCAGCCAGCTTGGATGTGCGTTTGGGCGATCACTTGATGATCGAGAGCATCTATAGCCCTGAGCTGATTCGTATCGACATCTCAGACAGGACAGAAGATGAGCCGTTCATGCTTCAGCCCGGCGAGTTTTGCTTGGCTGAGACACTTGAGCTGTTTAACCTGCCCAACGACATCAGCTGCCAATTTGTACTCAAATCAAGCCGTGCAAGAGATGGCGTTAATCACCTTCTCGCTGGCTGGTGCGATCCAGGCTGGCACGGAAGCAAGCTCACGCTCGAACTGAAGAACGAAAGGCTGCATCATGCAATTGCGCTGTATCCCGGCTTGAAGATCGGTCAGATGGTGTTTCACGCCATGTCAAACACGCCGATGCACTCGTACGCAGAGACAGGCCATTACAACAACCACTTGACAGTCATGCCCTCTGTGGCATGAATTGAGAAGAATCTTCAAGGCTATGGGCTGGGCTGACTGGATGGTCATCAACCAAAGCCTTGAGGAGGAACTCGAATTAGAGAAAAACGTCCGCGACGTTCAAAGTTGCGACGATGGCGATGCGCTGCGAACCATGTGCGTCTCTTTGGTGCGGACTAACTGGCACCAAGCGAAGCTGCTTCAGCAGGCTGTAGGTCACATTGCAGAGCTTGATGCGTCAGACGCAGCCATGGGGCTGTAGGCAAGAGTCACGGCTTCAAGGAATTGCTTTGCTGCCCAGTCCTTTGACTCCGGGAAGTGGCGTGCCATGCCGCCGTATTGAACAAGCCAGACAGCATATTCACCTTCAAGAACAAGCTCAATCGTTGGTTTTGGCATTCTTCATGTGCTGGATGTAAATGTCGGCTTGCCAAAGGTCATTAGAAAACTGCTTTTGACCGTCAGGACCGCAACTGCAGTATCGAGGCTCGCCTATAGGCTCAACACCTTGTGTGATGTAAAAGCCATCGCCATAGTCCATCGCATCAGTCGGGATGCTGCCAGAAGTAGGCGCAGTCTTTGGCGAAGGTTCCACCAGTCATCCTCCCTTCAGGACAGCCGACATTGCAGTTGGCTTTTACTATCTCCCAGTGTATGCAGTTCATACAACGTGGCTGAGAATTGTTGATAGCCCTTGCATCTGCATACAGTTGCTCGGCCTCTAGAACTGCTTGCTCAAGCTCAGTCGCAGAAAGCCTGTAAGAGACTTTGTCTGTCTTGGTTTTTATCTTGACCCGCCATCCATCGCCATCCTCGCTAAGGACCATTCGTCCGGCGTGATAGCGCAAAGATGGCATTATTTACTGGTATATAGCTCTAAGTATCTCAGCCGCTTCAAGTGCTGCGCTATGTGTTGGGCACGGCTCGCCCCAGTAGACGATTGAGCCATCAAAAAACCAAGGCTTGAACAGAGGCATGATTCCAAGTGTCACGAGGTGAACTCCAACTGAATTTGGTTGACGCATGGCTATGATTCGAACTCTTCACCCTGAAATGGCTGAAGGACAAGTCACCTGCAGCGGATCAGGTGTGAGGGGCGTAAGGCGCGTGAGCCTGTCCTAGTCCGCAACCAATTGTGTGGCCTAGGTGATGTAGGGCCAGGAAATCTCATCATCTTTTTGCCAAGCGTCAGGCTCAAGGCCGCGTGATGAGACGTAGTCGCCGAAGACTCGCTGCAGCTCGGTTTTAGACACACCAGCAGCAGCAGCCAGTTTCACGGCGTTTGCCTTCCCTCGATATAGAAGGTCAAGTGCATCCTCCAGCGCAACTCCAGAGCTAAGGTCAAGACGCGATACACGCTTGGTCATGCCTTACCACTACGACGACAAAAAGAAGGGCACCAAAAAAGGCGGCAGCAAGAAGGGCGGCAAGAAGTAATCACTTGACCACTTCAATGGCAGCTCCAGGCCAACGCGCCTTGCCGTAGCGCATTGCGTCCTGCTTGGTCTCTGCCTTCAGCTCAACCCTCATCGCAGCCATCTGCGCATTTCGGACCAAGAGCTTGTACAGCTTGGTCTTAGATCCTTTCCTGGGATGGCTGATGCCATCGCCATATTGAGCTTGGGGGTGATTGTCATCCCACTGGAACTTGTTCAAGAGTTTGACTCCTTGCCGATTTGGAAAAGCGCATCTTGACGCGCCTTTTCGTAAAGCTGATCAGCCTGAAGCGGGCCGATCAAGGCAGACACTGCCTGCCTGAAATAAGAAAGGTGGTAAGACTCGACCTTTGAAAGGTCGTTTTCTTTTACCTGCTTGATTCGAGTAGTAAATTGCTCGCAGATTTTTAGCTTTACGCTGAGCTTATGCAGCCAATCAAGCTCAGTAGTGTCTCTCTCCTCATGCATTTTTACTCTCATATTCTCAATCGCCAAGTTAAGCTCACGCTCTAATACGTTTAGATCATTCCGCGTGAGAGACTGAACGTCTGCGATATAAATAGCTTTGCCTAAAGAACTGCTGTCGTAAAAAACGTTCCGCATTGGTAAAAAGTGTAAGGTGCAATTTTAAGGCAAAGTGACCTTGATGGCACTGCCGTTTGCGTTGACGTAAGAAAGCGGGTTGGCTCTTCTCATTAGCCAAATGCCAGCCAGACCGAGCGGCGTGACATTGATTGGTGGCTTATCTGCAGGCAGAGGCCGCAGATATTGCACTGTCCAGCTCGGTGGACGTTGCAGCAGCACAGGGCGCTTGCTGCCCCACCGGAGCATGGTGAGGCCAATGTTCTCAATAGTCCGGGACATGTTCCTCCAAAAGTCTTTGCTGGCTTGCAATCAGGTCATGCAGCTGAAGCTGCCGCATGACCATTGCGCGATACTCCTCGATCGGCAAAGTCACCACCGAACCCTCCGGCAGCTCGTCAAGCCTCTCAATGATCCACTCACGTTGCATCTGCAGCGGAGAGTCGGGGATGTCCATCAGAAGATGTCCTCTTGGTCAGGCTTCACCACACTGCCGGCAGTGCCTTGAGCAAGGCTAGCGGCGGCTTTGTCCAGGTTCTGCTGATGCTGCATGATTTCTTGCGCATCCGTAAGCTCTGCGGCTTCTTTAGCCTCCCGCGCAGCCATCATCGTCTTGTAGTCAGGCGAATAAGCCAGGCTCAAGAACTTCTTGCCGGTTTTTGATTCTTTCTGCCAGCCAGAAATCTTGACTGGAACGACAACATCGTCCAAATAAGAGTCGGTTTTCAGCTCAGTGCGCAGGGCCCAGTGCAGGTACTCAACTAGGGCTGCAAGTTCTTTCTTAGGGATGCTGGCAGTGCCTGTGAAAACTGGATAGTTCTTGTTGGGGTCATACTTGTCCCCATACAGGCGCTGTTGGTCTTCAGGACTGTTCTTGAAGATGTTTGAGTTGAACTTGAACTCCATGGTCACTTTTTCAGGAAAGGGTTTTGTTGCTCGTAGCTCTCAACCTCAAGGATTGGATAGAGAACACGAACAGGGTGCTGAGCCTTGATGAACTTAGGCCCAGATTCATTGCGCCTCCACCTAGCCAGCGTCTGCGGGTGCATGCCCCAACGCTTGGCCAACTGGTAGGTGTCTAGAAACTGTGAGTTGTCCATTAATCGAAGAAGTCATCGACCTCTACTACAGCTGGTGGCTCAGGGGCAGGGACATGCTGAGGTTCGGTTTTAGGGGCCAAAATCTCGCTGACCTTGTCGAGCTTGCTTTCTGCAGGCTCAGGGGCAACCGTGACTTCAGCCTCGATCACCTCATTCTCCTCAACAGACTGAATGCCGAGGATCAAATCAGGAATGTGGAAGCGACCAAAGGCTGATGCAGCGCGGTAACGCAGCATCGTCTGTGGCATCGTGCTCCACTTCGTGTTCTTGGTCCAACCTTCTTTCTTGGCCATGTCCAATGTGATCTTGGGGCCAGAGACTTGCTCGCCTGTGGTTTTAAGGGTGGCAAAGCACTGACAGGAATCAGCTGTCTCGCTGTAGGTGAAGCCCTCGAAGCGGCCGCAACCTTGAATCAAGCCAATGATGAATTGGCTGCTCCAGCTGGGGCGACCGTGAATCACGTTGAGGTTCTGCATCACCTGGAAAGGCGACATGCCCATCCGGTTTGCAATCTCAATCGCCACGATGCAGTTCGGCAGCCCTTGCTGGCCCCGATAAGCATTTGGAACCAGAGCACTGTCGGCGAGAGACGCAGCGATACGCTGCGCCGACTCGAACGACTGAATGCTGCTGTAAACCGACTTGGTTGAAGTGGTCGTTAACGCAGATTGATCACTCATGAGTCACCTTGAGGGGCAGGAAGAGCTTGCTCCATGCGAAGACGAAGGTCGCCAAGCTTTTGGTTGGTTGGTTCGCGTTGACCGCACAAGATTTGCACGGTGTTCTTCAGCAGCCAAGCAGCAAAAAGTTGGTCCGACTCAAAGCCAGAATCAACACGAAGCTCTTTAATTTTTTCGCCGTACCAAGACGACAAAGCCATCTCGATGCGGGTCTTGTTCTTACTCCCAGGTTGACGGGACATGGCTAACAGGTAGAGAGAAAAGTCCGGGACTTACACCTTGTCGGGGGAGAAAGGATGCCCGGTGGTCAACGAAATAGAGATCGAATACGAGCCACAAGCCTTTGCCACCAAGAAAGTCGTGGCTTCTCAATCGCAGGCTGTTGGATTCCGCCAATCACATGCCAATAAACACCTTTGCTGATGTACATGGTGTCTGTACTTGTATCCATCCACATAGTCCCTTCAGGTGATTTAGTTGGTCGGGTCATAATTGCTTGCGGTAAAGGTCATAGAACGCTCGCTCTAGATGAGTAAGTTTTGGGTCTTTTTCGTTAAGTGCAGCTCTGGCGCGGGCCTTTGCTGCAGCAATAACGTCTTGGGGCCGAGTGCCCCAATGTGGGCTGGCCATTAACAGTCATCAGCATCAGGCTCAACCGAAAGCTTGAAGCCTTTTTGAGGGATTGCATCCAAAAACATGTCATGCAAGCTGCCATACAACTCCTTTTGATACTCGTAAGTGTCTTTGCGCTTACGATCCATCCCGGCGCTAACTGTTGTCCTATAAGAACGCCTTGGCTTGTTGGCATTCATATTGCGATCGGCCTGCATTTCCGCAAGCTGGAAAGCTTTTGCGATCAAGTAAAGATCGGCTGCGCTGCATTCGATGTTGAGTTTCATGGTCTAAGGCAATTAGTAAAGTTCAATAGGTTGATGATCAGCAGGGGTGCCGTCTTCCTTCGGCAGCATCCACTTAGGCAGAGAGATCTCCTCCACCCGCTCGGAGTAGCCAGGGAACTTGTTGTCGGCGATCCACTGCGCGATGTTGTTCAGATCTTCGCGAGCTTGCTGCTTGCCAAGATCAATCATGGCCTGGTCGGCCATGTACACAGCTGTCGAGAAAGGTCGAGCTTTTTCCACGGCGATAAAGAGGAACGCTTGTGGCCGAGTGCCTGTCGCGCCCTCGACGACATCTAAATAATGAGACGCCTGCACGAAGTACCGATAGTTAGCAACGCTGCGCTGAAAGCCCTTAGGTGATGCATCAACCGTGGTCTTCAAGTCGAGAATCAGCGAGTAATCATCAAGGATGAAGTCAGGACGAGCCTTCAGCTCAAGGCCGGTCTCCTTATCAGTGCAGAAGAAGCTCTGCTCTGCTTTGCCCTTCAGCTCACCGTTGACCAGGCTGGCGCTGAACGGATGCTCGCGCAGCGACAGCATCATCTGATCAACGACATAAGCGTCCGATGGGTTGAGGATGATCTTGCCCTGATGCTCAGCCACGAAGGCTTTGCCCTCCTTGGTGGTCTTCTTCATGCCTTCCGGCATGCGGACTGCGATCTCGTCTGCGTCTTCACCTGGCAATGCAGATGCGTGCAGCACCGTGCCCATGTCGAAGGCAGCAGTCGACTCGCGGTCCGGGCCGTACAGCATGTCGTACAGGTGCCGGCCGCTCTTGCGAGCAGCGTCGAGCTTGCTCTTTGAGATGGCCTTGTGCGCGTGGTACTCCGCGTTGGTCATCTCGACACCGAGGCTCATAAGCGTGTTGCTGCGTGCTTGCGCATGCTATAGCCTGCTTAAGCGTTCTGCAACCCCTCGGTGCAATTACGTTCTTATCAGTTACAAGCCATCGCCAGCACTCGCATCGCTGTCATGCAGGCCGACAGGGCTTTGCTTGTAATGCCCACAGGTTCCGGCAAGACAGTCGTTTTTAGTGAGATCTGCCGCCTTGCAAACGACAAAGGCAAGAAAGTCCTGATCCTTGTTCACCGCCGTGAACTAGTCACCCAGGCCTCAGACAAGCTCACAAAAGCAGGTGTTAAACACGGCATCATTGCTGCAGGCTTTGACCCTTCAGAACACCCAGTGCAAGTTGCCTCGGTGCAGACACTAATAAGAAGGCTTAAGACAGGCTCATTCACACCAGATCTGATCATCATTGATGAAGCCCACCACGCCGTTGCTGGCTCATGGGACAAAATTATCGGCCACTTTTCGGACGCAAAAATCATCGGTGTCACCGCAACACCAAGTCGACTCGACGGCCGCGGCCTTGGAAGCCATTTCTCAACCCTCGTCTCCGGGCCATCCGTCGAGCAACTCACAAAGCTTGGCTTCTTGTCACCACACCGAGTATTCGC